ACGGAAAAACCCACGGTGGACCAGATATGCGTAACAGACACGTAGGAGATTTAGGAAATATCCGTGCCAATACCCGCGGTGAAGCCAAATATACCCTGTATGACAATGTAATCAAGTTGCGTGGAAAATATAGTATATTAGGTCGCGGATTGATTATTCATCAAGACCGTGATGATTGTGGTCAAGGTGGAGATGAAGAGAGTTTGAAAACGGGTAATGCTGGAAAACGGATTGCGTGTGCAGTCATTGGATATTCTAAAACGAATTTTCAACATTAGGTATCGCCAAATTCCCTATATACTGTCATACAAATATTGGTATTTAGGACCCCCACACCGACCTACACACTTTCATACAATTCGCGATATTCATTCGTAAACTTTTCATTCCCCATCGAAACACCATTCAAATAATTCACTAAAAATGGAACAAATACCGAAAAGTGGTCATAACAGAATAACAGTGTAAGACCCATGATTGCATCCTCGGAAAAGATTCGTCCTGCGGCGTGTAAATACAAATCCATAAATAACGGTTCATGTTGTGTGGCTTCATATATCGCGGTAATCATTTTCATTGACGTAGTTGTGTCATACATCAATTCATCTGCGGTTTCGGGGTCGAGTCCTTCATCTATGACGCCTACGGCGTCATCGTCCAAAGACCCTGTGAGACAAAACACGGGATTCATATTGAAAAAACGGCGCAATGCCGCGCGATATTCGGTATTGTTCGAATAGGTAATACAGGTGTTATCAAATTGCAATTCGTTTAAAAGCCTTTTGGTCGTGTCAGACATAATGATATGTTTTGTAAATATAAAACATATCATTTATTTTTTATGTTTTTTTATCAGAGAATTGTCCTACAGTGAAAATTTTGGTATATGAGACGCCGTCCGCGCCCCCCCCCATCCGCCCCTACCCTTAATATCCACGATTAACGGGTTTTTGATAACTATCTCCCAAATCACGGGTCGCACTTCCACCGCGTTCCCATCCTGCCAAAGCCAATTCTTGCATAGAATTCGCGGGGTTTTCGAATTGCACTCGTTTGGAGTCCAAAAGGGGATATTCATACGAATAATTTCCGTATGGGGACTCGGCAATGGTGGATACGCTCTTTTTGTCACTGACGGATTCGCCCTGTTGTAACTGAGATTCCAGTGTAGGATCACCCGCACCTTTTCCTAAATAGGGAACGGTTAAGAACGGGCGTGGAAACAGTTGTAATTTTTCTAAAGGTCTTTCATTATCACCTCCGAGCGCGAAAGACGAATCGACATCGACGTATTGGGGATTGAGTCCTACACCACCATTTGTTCCATTGACCATCATGGTGGGATACGAGGTTGCGAAATCAATGTATTGGGAAGCGGCCCTGTCACTGAAGAAATTCGACAATGTATGATTTGCAAAACGGGTATTATAGATATTTTTCTGGGATTGGTCAGAGATATCGGAACTGATATGTCCTAGATTATTAAATAAATAACTATTTGTAATGTCGGTCATTATATATAATATATATTATATATGATAATTTTCAGAGAAATGTTTCAGTAAAAAATACACAATATACAAATCTCTGAACTATTCGAAAAAAAATGTCCTGTAGGATGTCCTATAGGATTATATCAAGGCTTGATTGGGTAAGTTTCGCGCACATGCAAACAGATTACCTTCTTTACAAGAAATCATACTTCCATAACAGAATTCGGCAAATGCGTTTTGGTCGTTTGGAATAGCAGTTGACGGATTCGAATAAAAAGGTTGCAACGATTGTTCAAATACGAATTGATTTCCTAAATCATTAAATAATTTATCGGCCAAATCGGGTTGGTCGGGATTGGCGTCCAAAACCAACTGTTTGGCCTGTTTAATGATTTCATCATTTACATTTTCATTGTAGGACGGTGGTGCGGGTTTTTTCTTTGGATTATAATCATAATCGGGCAATAGGACATTTTCAAAAGGGTTTTTCGCGGTGGTGGGCGCAAATACCTTTTTGACATCCTGTGGGAATCCATTGAGAACAAATTCGGCGCGGTCTTCGTATCCTTCACGATCCACCGATTTTGCCATTTTCCGGTCTTTCTCTGACACGTGATTTCGATGTAGGAAATATATGGCGGCCATTGTAATTACACCTACCAAAAGAATACGAAAACTGCGAGTAAATAGAAACGAAAAAATAGTTAATACTAAAACGGTTCTTGAAATTGCATTTAGTTTTTGATTATAGGACATATCTTCACTGGGAAAGAATTCGAAAATGTGGTCGCGATGAAGTAGGATATTTGGATTCTCTGACCAAAAGGGAATATGTTTTTCATCGGCCGCGGGTTTGTCATACAGGTTTATTTTATTTTGTGTCTTGGGCGCCGCAGGCGCCTGCGACGAAGATTCGGAGGTGGTGGTTCCGGAGGTGGCAGTGGTGGAAGACGGGCCTTTTTTGGCGGGTGGCGGATTCAGAGATGGAGTGGGAGATGGACTATGAATGTCCCTGTTTGACAATTCCGAGTTTTCCATTGAATTTACTGGAGATGCTTGTAAAAGGGTTGTTTGCATAAATTCATTTTTGTCTGACATATGATATATATTATATAATGAAATATATATTTTTAATCACATCTTATCTCACGACTTACAACCCACCTACAAACCACCTACAACCCACCATTCTCTGAACATTGTAAAACAAAACAAATACCCTAAATCATGATGCGTGACGTTTCAAACAGGTATTATCTATTTCGAATGTTTTGCATTTCTTCTCTTTTGGAACAATATGTAAGACACATTTTGCTTTGTTTCCATACAATGGTTCAGTGCATCCTTTTTCACCTGCGGATAAGGACTTTGTAATTTTGGGACGGATTTTTTTCGTTTTTTTCCGTAATAGTTTCAGAGAACGTGTACAACGAGAACGGAAATGTTCGTATCGTTCTCTGACATCTTCATATGAAAGTCCGGATTTTTTATTCAACATTGTATTTATGAGTTCGTGTAGTTTATAAATGTATAGTGAAAAGGTCGCCCGAGATTCTAAATCTTTTTCCTGCAATGGTAATTTCCGGAAATTCTTTTGTAGATTTTTCCGGCATTTCCCACAGGGCAATATGTATTCTAAATTGGCCACGAAATTCCGGTAATTCTTACGGTCGTCGCATGTCGGATGAGTGGGATAATTGAAACTCACTGTATGAATAAAATGCCACGCGGGTGGTCCCCATATAGATGTAATCATTCCATCGCCACTATTGTAATTTTCCGGTTTAAAAACTGGCGGATGTTTTGAGCGTGTCTTTCGTTTCGGTGGTGGTTGTGGCATAATATAATATTATAGGACAAAATGAATTTTACCTACAAAATCTCTGAACATATTGCGCGGAATCCCCCCATTCACCCCATTCACCCCCGTTTATTTGTCCATAAAAAAGTATGAAAATAGTGTAAAATGTTTGAATCATCGTCAGATACGGACTCGGAAACAGACTCATATACAGATATAATCAATATAGATTCATACAAAAATACAGACCAAGAACCAGGCCAAGAACCAGACCCAGACTCAGACATCAAAAACAATATTTATGACAAAATCAGAGAAAATATACATCCTGTATATGTATATCTTTTTGTATCTGTTTCAATATTTAGCATAATTTCATATTTGATATTTATATACAAGTGGAGAGTTTGAAACGAGTCTTTTTACAATACAATTTGTATATATGAAATTGACATATATACAAAAATCTCTGAACATTGAACATACAACCCGTTTATTTGTGGATAGAAAAATATGAGAATAGTTTATAATGTCATCCTCATCAAATCCCGATATCAAAAACATTCTTTATGAAAAAATCAAACTATATTTGACACCGATTACATTCGTTGTATTAGTCATCCTATTTAGCATAATTGCATATTATGCATATGTAACATATTATAGTAAACCAAAGAAACACAGTGAAGTAAAAGACGCCGCAAATTCCACGTATGACAAAACTGTATATATCCAATATTTCCACGTAGATTGGTGTCCTCATTGCAAAAAGGCGGATCCAGAATGGGCCAATTTTACCGGTCAGTTTAATAATAAAGTGGTGAATGGATATACCATTAAATGTATTGACAATAACTGTACCGATGATGAAGATGAGGCGATTAGCGATTTGATTCAGAGATATGAAATCGATTCATACCCAACCATAAAGATGGAAAAAGACGGAAAAATCATTGAATTTGATGCCAAGATTACATCAACTGCTTTAGGAAAATTCGTGGATACGGTTGTCAAATAATTCGGCGGCTGCGGCAGCACCAGCACCAGCACCAGCACCAGCACCAGCGGCAGAGGTCCTACAGTGTATTTTGAATGATGAGTCCCGAGCCCCCCCCCCGGGCGACCACAACAAACAAACAAATTATCCTGTAGGACATTCCACAGGAGTCGAATCCGCCAAACCGGTCGATTCACCACCCCACCATTTTAGGACATTTTCTCTGAACGATTGTCGACCACTTTCTATAATATTTTCTCGGTAATTCGAATATGAAATCGCATTGTACGAAAAACTAACGAACGAAAAGCATTTGACAATTTTGATTTCATATGGAATAGAATGGCTCGATTGAAACGAACCTAAATATTCAAAGATTTTATAAAAAATGAAAAAAATAAAATATTCAATAGTAACAATGGTATTTGAATTTATATGAACTGCATCACAATCATTATTTGATTGTTCCACAATATTTATCCCAAATACTTCATCCATATTCAGAGATTCGGATGATTTAAATTGTTCTTTGAAACGTCCTATAGGATAATGCGATAAAAAGCATCCATCTATAAAACAATCCGTATCAGTAATAATGGGCGAAAATAAAATGGGAATACTACTTGACGCATAACAGGCATCACAAACTCGCCAATCGGGATGAGTTTTATAAGACAAATCGACTGATTTATATGTATTCAATTCAGTTGCATACATATGAATTTCCACCCCCGTATGATCATATAGTTCCTGTA